ACCACTATGGGCAGAGGCAGTTGGGTATTCTTTAATGATCAACGATCCTTGTGTTTTCTTTGCAAGGTTGTTTACCTTGGTTTCAAACATTTGTTTGGGGAGATCGATGATTTCCTGAATGTTGACGTTAAGAAGGTTGGCGTCAATTCTTTCAGCAATTCGTTCCTCCGCCATTTCAAGAGTGATGTACAAAACGTTCCGGCCTTGCAATAGGACGGAAGAAGCCAAGTGGCACATAAAGAGACTCTTTCCGACACCCGTACCAGCCAGAGCGATATTGAGAGTCTTATTAGGTAAACCACCTTTTGTGATCTTGTTAAAGTAATCCAGGTCGAACTCGATTCGGTCTTCCTTCTTGTGATACGATTCATAACGTTGTTCGTAGTCTTCTAAGTAATCGTGACCAATGTGTTTGTTAAATGATACGGCTAAGGCCTTTGAGAGAATATCTGGAATAGCATCTCTTGTCTTCTTTGGATTCTCGTCGTTGGCGATTTGAATCGATTCCATCAGTGCAAGATAGATAGCACGATCACGACACCACTTCTCAGTGGTATCAACAATCCAGTTAAAATCACACTCAACATCTTCGAGAGAGTTAATAATCTTGTTGATATTTACAAGTTCTTCTTGTGTAACATCACTTCGATTTTCTACCTCAATCGATAAGATTTCTGGGCTAATTAAACTATCATAACTGACTGCATACTTTGCGATCTGTTCGTAGATAACTCGTTCCTCTCTATTATTAAAATAAGGAGGTTCAATGAAAGGAAGAACCTTTCTTAGGTAGTTTTCTTTGAACACCAAGTTGCGAAGGATAATATTCTCGATTCGATCCATTTTCGACAATTCTCAATTTAAAGTTTTCAATCACAAGAAGATACCTCTTCGCATCTTCAAAAGTTAAATCATTATGTTGGGATAATATTATCCATTTACCCTCTCTCTTATTATAACACTCTAGTCTATAACTATTCTCCGTACGAAAACTCTTTCCTAGCAATTTGATCAAGTTGTTCCATAACTTCATCAGTGAAGTATTCTTCTGGGTTTGCAAGAATTTGTTTTCCATAAATTTTCTTGCCGTCTATTTCATATCTTCCAGCTACATTTTTCCATAATCCACCAATCTCACCAAGTTCAAGTAGCCCATAATATCTATCAAGACCACGTTCGTCATAATAAAGACGAACTTCAACTTGTTGATTCTCCTTACTCAGACGCGACTTAGCAGTCTTAGCTTTGATAATATTGCCGACCACTTCTGTTCCATCTTTCTCTTTCTTTTTGCTGAGATAGATGATCGTAGATGCTGCGTATTTGAGTCCAGAACCTCCTCCCATTTCTTTAGTTGGTACGTAAGCTCCGATGACATCGTATGTATGATTTGTGACAATGAGCGGGACATTTGCTTGACCTAGTTTCAGAGTTAACATTCGGAATGCACCTTTGACCAGTTGTGATTTGGTCATATCACGAACTTGTTTGTCGTTCAGTGCATCAGTGATTTCTTTCTCAGTAGAAAGCATACCCAGTGAGTCTAACACAAACATACAGGGTTTGCGTTCTTCTACAGGTTTTTTTAAGTAAATGTCTACCGCCTTAAGGGCCTTGGTACGAAACTCTTCAACAGTAACAACATTGACGACAACGAATCGAGAGGTATCAATACCACGAGATTCAATCAATGACTTGTTAACGGCAGCTTCAGTATCAAAGTAGAGACAATAACCATCGGGGTGATTATCAAGAAAATTCTTAACCACAGCGAGAGAAAAGAAAGTCTTTCCAGTAGAAGACTCTCCAGCAATAGCAGTAATCTTATTCCCAGATACACCACCAAATATGCTACCTGAAACCAGTGCATTAAAAATGTATGAACCCGTGTCAACATAGGTTTCAGTATCATCAATGTCCGAAGCTAATTTAGTATAGTCGTCACCGATTTCTTTTACAATTTCTTTCAGAAAATCCATTAGGCTACCATCCCGTATTGTTCGCGTAAGATTTTTTTATAAGGCAAACCTTGTTCTTTAAGGTCTTTTACCAGTTTCAATTTTTGATACAGTGCTGCGTCTCCACCAAAAGCCATAGCACTCACAATTGTATTCAGTTCTTCATCGTTAATAGGCAAATCCATTAGGCAAAAAAGAGTTCAAGGTTTACAGTTTTTTCTACACTCCAACCAATGGAGTCTAGAATAGTTTTCAACGGTTCGAGAAATGACTTCTCAAACTGTAAGTCATAATCCACATATTTGTCAAGACCAAGTTCTTTGGGAAACTCCTGAATGAAAGAGATAACATTTTCTTGAAGTGGATTTGGTTTTTTCAAATAACAAAATTTGATTTTCTCTCCGTTATTAATCAAAGAGTATTTCTGAGTCAGGTTATTCTTCTTGATGTAATGATTAAAGAGAAGAGCACCACGAGCGTGAATTGGAGTTCCTTTTTCATAGATTGAATTCACACTTTTGTGTTTGTCAACATTACTGACTGTACGAGGAAAAGAAATGTCTTCTGGAGGAAGTGACTTGAATTCTTTCCGACTTTTATCAATAAAGTTGATTACATCATCTTCAGTTCCACTCATCATCAACTTGAGACAATCCTTAATCATTTTACGACAAGGGCTAGGAGTTGATGATTTAACGGCTTCGATACCCATAATCTTGAGTTTGGGTTCTGCATATCGAACACCTTCACTATCCCATACATTGAGAATGTATCGTTTCTTTGCAGTCCAGATACCACGGTCAGCAATGTTTTCCCGTTTCATTGACATCTTCTGGTCGTATGCATTCACATACTCAGCAAGTTCTTTGTAGTTCTTTTCAATGTAGGGTTCAATCTGATCCTCACAAGCTTTGTTGAGAAAGTCAACAACTTTACTTCTGTCGGTAACTCCATTCGGAAAGACACGATCAACAAGTGGGCCAAGATTGAGATAGATACTATCCGTATCAGATGCAATTACATAATCCACATCTTCTGTTTTGAGAATCTTATTGAGATACTCATTCATTCGATTCTCAATCCATCGAATACTAACTTGACCCGATAGAGTAATCGCTTCTGCATTTGCAAGTTTGTAGTATCGGAAGTATTGATTACCAATGGCACCATAAGCAGAGTTCAAAGAAATCTTTTTCGCCATCTGAATATTGTTGCATCGTGCGATCTCTTTCTTCAATGCAACAGATGGTGTCTTCTCATTCTGTTTCTTGGCTTCAATCATCTTCTTTTTGAAGATGACACGTTCATCATAATACTTCTGCATCAACTCAGGAAGAAATCCTTGAGATGTTTTTGAATACATCGCACCATTCGCACAGACTGCATAGTCTTTGTAAAGTTCAAAGTTGATACTTTGATTCAGAATCTTTTCAACATTTGCAGTTGGATGTCTTTCTTCCAAGATGGTCTCTGGGGAGATGTTGTACTGCATAATAAGATGGGGATACAAGCTATTAAGATCAAAACTGACCACCCAATCATAACGCCCAGGAATCGGTTCCTTAACATAGGCTCCTGCATATTTGGAATCCTTGTCAGATTTTTCTCTGGGAGGAATCACAATGTTCTTCCTCTTTAGATAGTTATAAATGATCGTATCCCACATACGAACTTGTGAAAATATATCTTGATAATTCACCTTAGCGTCATAAGCCATAGTCAATGCAAGTTCAATCAACTTGAGTTTATCCTCAAGACGATCCACCAGTTCTACGTCGATGATGTTGTACTCTACAAACTTCTGCCACCCATTAGTGTAAAAATCCTTGAAAGTATCAAACTCAGAGTGATCAAGTTTCTTCTGACCAAGTTCTTGTTGAGCAATGTAATCCAATCGAAAACTTTCCTGATTGGGCGTTCCAGGAGACCAACGATACAGACGCATATAATCCAGGATTGAAAGACCTCCAATATCAACCGTGTGATTTTTACGACCCTGAACAAACACTTCTGTTTGTGTAACAAGATTCCACGGTGACATTCTTCGCATCAACTTTTCACCGATGACACGATCCATACGACCGATGAGGTAAGGAAGGTCGAAGAACTCACAGTTCCAACCAGTTACCACATCAGGCATATTATTCGACCACCAAGCAACGAAGTCTGACAACATCGAATGTTCATCACTGAACTGTCGATATTCAACATTCTTCTGAGAGTTTTGAAATGGGCCTACACCCCAAGTTGTGATTTGTTTGGTGTTAAAGTCTTGAATTGTAATCAACAACAATTCTTCACTACAACTTTCAACATCAGGAAATCCACCTTCAGATTTTGTTTCGATGTCAATTGTGAAAAGTTTGATCTTCTTGATGTCAAACTCTAATTGTTCTTCTGGATAGTTCTCAGAAATATACTGATACACATATCGTTCATTTCCATAGATGCGAAAGTTATCTACGTCTTTATATTTTTCATAGAACTCTCTGCAGTCACGCACAAAACCAGGTTGAATAGCTTCAACACATTCACCTTCGAGAGTGCGATATTTAGTTTTCTTTTGAGAAGGAACGAAAAGAGTAGGTCTCCAATCTTCTCTCTTTGTTACAGACCTACCGTTTTCATAACCTCGAACAAGAAACTGATTACCAATGAGTTGAACGTTAGTGTAAAATTTCACGAAGTAAGACCTAAGTACATATTCAAGTATTTCTCGTTAGGATCAACGAGAGTCAATATTTTATCAGAATGAATCATCATTTCACTCTGATCGGTATAGGATCTCATCCACTCAGAAAGTGAATCACCTACAACACTATAAGGGTTTATGAGTTTGCAGTTTGGTTCTCCAAGTTCTGCATAAATTTCTGCGATCTCAGAAATGACAAGTTCATTCGTTGATAACAATAGGATTTTGATTATTCGTTGGTCTTCCATTTACCTTTTCCTCATACAGTTTCTTAAGATTCTCAATCGGTTCTACAATTGTTACGACCCAATCTGCAGAACAAGGAATATTACGTTCTGCAGAAAGAGGAACCCAAGGGTAAAAGGTGACACCGAGTTTGGAACCAAATTGTTTTGTTACACCGTTTTCAGTTTCCACACCTTCGTGTTCACTCAATACCGTTGGTTCATCGGTTGAATAAATCTTCAACACCAATGGTTCATCAAAATAATAACCAACCACGTCTTCCGATGTTCCACGAATCTCTTTTACGTCTGCGATGATATCCTCACCAGATTTTAACATCACTAATTTTACAGACATTTTTACTCCTTTTCTCTTAGACATTATAAAGGGGAACTTGGTCTTAGTCAAGTTCCCCTTGCCGACGATATTTGGGTTGCCCCTTTTTTATTTAGTCTCCATCACCGCCGTCACCACCTCCACCATCACCACCATCACCATTTCCAGAATCACCACCAGCACTTGATGCAGACCTCTTTGCATAGGCTTTTCCTTTCGGTAATCCTAATTGAGGTTTAGCCATTTTATAGGAAATTGTTTTAATCTCGGAAATGAACTGATGAAAAGATTTCATTGTTTTTTATTTGTATTTAGAGATAATCTCTTCGAGCGTGATGATCAGGAACTACCTTACCAAGAACAATAGTCAAAAGCCCATCTTCAAATGTTACTGCTCGCACTTCCGTGTCATCGGATAATGTCCACGATCTCTTGAAAGATCGTTGAGCCAATCCCTTATGGACGTAGTGGGTATCAGACTCTTTGTCTTCTTTTTGACCTTCGACAAAAAGTTTTCCATACTCTGTGTATACATTGACTTCCTCCTTTTTAAATCCAGCAAGTGCAAGTTCTAAACGAGATTCTACGTTACTCAGTTGAACGAGATTGTATGGTGGATAATTAGAAGTTGTTTCGTGAAGATTGAACAGACGATCAAAGTATTCATCAAGACCAATACTATTGCGATTGATCCTGTCAAAAAGAGCAGGCAAATCCGCAGCAGTATACCTTGTAAGGTTAGTCATTATGGTAGCTCCTTTAAAAGCGAGTTTGTGTTTTGTGGACCCTTTCGGCATCCAATATTATTTAACCATAAAACGAAAAAGAGAGGAACGGTAAAAACCGAACCTCTCTTTAGGGTGTTCCGACTTTTGTAGAGACCGCACGAAAGTCTCATCAATATTTATTCTTCTTCGGGTTTCTTTCTTTTACCAATGTTATATTTGGTTTCAAGTTCCCATTCGTTCTTTTCTTTGTACGAAAGAACTTTAATCTGATTGAGAGGGGCAATGTCTCCACACTTTTCTGAAAACACAACACTAATCAATCCCCAATCAAGAAGAAGTTGAATAATACGATTACGACGTTGTACATCGTTTACCGTAATGTTAGCTCTCTTTCCGTCTAGAGCAAACAGTTCTTTAAAGTGAACAATATAATACTTACCCTGTTTGTGTAGAATATGACAAGATTGGTAGAGTTTTTTCTCCTTTCTTGATGCAACTCCGATACGAGTCAGTGTTTCACGAACCTTCAAAAAATCATCTGGTTCATTTAGTGTCACTTCAATCATTTGGTCAGGAGACCACCTGATTTCAGGTTCAACAATAGCGCTCATTTTTTTCCTCCAGTTTCAAGTCGCTGTCTAATAGATGAAAGTTGTTCTTGAGTCAGAATATTCAAAACTTGTTTGGCTTTCTCATTACTATAACCATAATATTGTTTAATAATGTCAAGGTCTTTAATCTGATCTTTTCGGAGCCAGGGAGAAAATCTCTTCTTTTTCCTCAGACTATTTAGTAAAAAGTCATACTGTAGTTTTTTTGACAGCCCGTGATTCTTGTTAAGTTCATTCACAAACATCACACAATCAATGTGACCAGACAGACAACGATTAATGATGTAAGGAGGATATTGTTTTTCCAGAAGAGGATCTTCATCTAGAAGATTCTCTTTGGATATATTAATTGAGTTCAACCAATCCTTGAGTTCCATTATTTAAATACCGCAGTGACACTGATAACATTTGCACCAGGATTTCTTGCAAGTGCAACTTCCTTTGCATCCTTATAATCTCTGGCAATTACTTCTTCCTTAAAGACCGTACCAGCTTTGTAGAGAGTTACTTCACATTTCATCGGATAATATCAATCTCCATATCTTTACTCCAGACTTCAAGTTCAGTACGAAGAGTTCCTTCAGACTTCAGAGACTCATATCTCTTTGAAGCCTTGTTCTTCCACCAAGTAATTAAGTTCTCCATATAAAACTTGTCAAAGTTGATTGGGTTTTCAATCAGTTTGTCTTCGTCACCACGAATAACTTCTCTGGAGTTAGCAAATCCGTAATCACTGAAGTAAGTTCTCTTTTGTTCTGTAAGTGATTTTGCAGTTGCAATTGCATCCTTGAACTGACTCAACTTCACATTCCCCTGCAAACTCTTGGAGATGATTGAGATCATTCTCTGTTGTGTTTTCAATTTGCGGCTGGATGCATTCTCCTTGACCAGAAGTTGATTGTTGTTCCTCTCGATAAACCATCGGTTTAGATCCTTAAAAATGTGATCGTGAAGTAGAGGAGTAAAATCACTCTGAGTCAGACCCTTGTATCGAAGATACGGTTTCAGACCATCATATTGTGAAGAAGACTTTGTGGAACCATACAGAGATGTGGTTTCAAACAAACAAATGTCTGTGTTGTACTTCTTGTTCAGTTCTAGTCTAGCTTCGTGAGAACAACAAAGCAGAGCGAGTAATTTTCCTCCCAAGTAGTTATAACCGAAAGGTTGTGTGGGTACAATAATGAACCCCATAATCGAATGACGATTGAACCTAGACAACTCTGGAGGTTGTCCAAGCCAATCGTTACGAGGTTTTGAATTGATAGTGGGAGAACCAAATCGAATAAAACCAACGATCTTCTTGGTGTTGGTTTCTACAACAATCCACTTCAAACTCTTACCGGGAATTGAATCTTCAATCGAGTGAGACGTTGTGATCTGCAGTCTTTCGTTGAAGTATTCATTTGTGAAGCTATAATCTTCCCCAGCGGTATAAACCTTGAAGTTCATATCCTCTGGGTGCATATTGAATGCATCAAACATATCATCCTCTGGGCCACACCCAGGAATGTATGTTGGCATCTGTGACATTCTATCAAGTTTTACGTTGCGAAGATATTCATCGATA